GATTGTCCCGAAACGTGCCGTTGATTTGGCTTTTGAATTTAAGGACGCGTCCGCGTCCTCTCGGAGTTCTGTCAATAACTGTACGGGAGGTTTGAGATCTGAGGATTCGAACCCGCCGGAAAGTTTCGAAAAAATCGACCTGGACGGCATGAGCAGAAAGGAGCGGCGTCAACTTTTAAGCCGGATAAGGGCGCAAAAACCAGAAAAGCGGCATCTTAAGCTGAGGCGGTCGGACAAAATCGAAGCTGCGTGCGACAACGTAATAGCGCAGGTGAGAGATTTAAGCGGTGAAACCATCAGTCGCGGGATGGCCGTGCGTCTGATTGGCGGCACGCAGACTAAAATCGCCGGTCAAATGTTCCGCAGCCTACCTAATGGAGAACTGGCCCGGCCAATACTAGAGCCGAAGCAGACTTTCGTATTAGAACGATTTAACCGATTAGCAGAAAAAAACCGTAAAAAAAGGCCATAATTTCTGCGTTAGAGCAACGAAATCAGGTGACCGTCTTTCTGATGACCACGATTTATGAGCAAGCGATTCTAAAAAAGCCCTTAGATTTACTTGTTTTATATCAATAAGATAAAAAACAAATAAACCAAATATTTTTCATTTCTCAACTTATAAGTGCTATGCTACTGTATAAATACACAGTTAAGTTAGGGGAGGGAAAATGACGGTTCAGGAATCAAACCAAATACATAAAAAAATGGCGTGCGTGCAGTTCATTGCGGAGGTTTCGTTAATCTCAAACTGCAAGCCGTCAGACCTAAAACTGGCACTCAGCATTATTGCCGAATTGGCGAACTCGGAGATTCACCAGAACTCTGGCGAGGAAATCTTTTATGCTGCCGATTAGAGATTGATGATTTTTGCGGCGGCATGGTTGAACAGCGAGCAATGTGAGGCTTTAGCAAATGGCCGGAAGCGACACTAATTATCAGATAGTTTACCGGGGCGATTATCTAGAATGCTTCCATCCCGGCGGCTGGGTTTTCTTTCAGCGCCCTAAAAAGGCTGGCGGAGGATTCTGGCTCGGCAGGACTTACGATTTTGTTTTTATGATCGAGCTGCCTCTCCCCGTTTCTCTTCGTGAGGGCATTATTTACCTGCAGCAACTGCGCCACGGTAGTGCCGCATCATCCGATTTTCAGGAAATGTGACTCGTAAATGAGCCATGCATGCATAACGCGCATGGATTCGCATTAATTTTTGAAGCACTGAAACACCCTGCAGCGCCAGTCATGGCGCTGTTTTGCTGTGTGAATGCAACTGCATTAAAAGCGATGCACAAAGCGGGCAGGCGTGGCGGGGATAGCATTGCGCGCGGGTACTGTAAACATACTTCATTTGGATGATAGTGAACACCTTGCCTTGGTTTCGAAAATCAAGTGGTTTATCACATCCCATCATCAAAAGTAGGTAAGGGATTGCACACAGCAGTTAGATTGACATATTATATTTTTTTATTTATTAAAAAGGATTTTCGAGATGGATAAAAGAGCCTCTAAGATAGCAGCCCGAAGATTTAAAAGTAAATTGAAAAGGATTTTGTTGAACACAATTAAAAGCGGCACGCCTGCACATAAAAAGAAAAATAAAATTCAAGTTAACAAAGTACGCTACATCAAGCTGAAGTTTGATTATGAATATGCCACATCAGTTGAAGGTAAAAAAACTATTTATGCCCCACCATGCATAGATTATTACAACGAAAATAATTTCAACAGAACAAATTTATTCTTTCAGAAAATACACAAAACTGTAATTGGTAAATCGCACCGTGTTTCGATAAATTTCAATAATACTAAGCAGATAACTGCTGCAGCAATGATCTCTTTTCTAGCAGAGGTTGACACTATAATCTCTCAGAGTAGCTTGGGACGTAACTGCATAACTTTTACACATCCTAAAGTTGATAAGGTGGAGAGTGTATTAAAGCAGATCGGATTTTATGATTTGTTGAACAAACAAAAAAGAGCAACGAAAGATTACGATGACGTTGCTTATTGGAATTATGCTTCAGGTAGTAATTCCGATACCCAACAAGCATCTGGCGCGATAAAAGAAATTGAAGCAAAGATAAGTCATAGGGCTCAGAAGAAACTTTATAAAGGGTTTACTGAAGCGATGGCCAACTGTGTAGAACATGCATATATAGAAAATATTAATGCCAATGATGTTAATACTAAGTGGTGGGCCTTTGCTGGAATACGAAATAATATGCTTGTAGTGGTTATTTGCGATAAAGGAATCGGAATTTCTAAATCGCTGCCTCTTACACGGAAAGAGGGAATGATCGAGCAATTTCGAAATGCCCTACAATTAAAAAGGCTTAATGATTCTGCAATGATAAAAATTGCTTCGCGCATGGGGAAAACGAGAACTCAGCAGGGGAACCGGGGCAAAGGTTTGAAGGATGTCAAATCTATTATTGACACACTCAACGAAGGCCACCTTGGAATTTATAGTAATAAGGGTTATTACAGATATTTCAGAAAAGACTCAGTTCTTCAGGATTACATGAAGGAGCAAAAAACCAGTGTTTGTGGTACAATCATCGAGTGGGCAATTCCTTTAGACGCTGAGGCGCAAGAGGTTTAAAATGAGTAAGGTTATTAAAATTTCTGAGAAGTTTCCTTTTCCAGGGCCAAGATTCATTCGGCTTGGCCCGCAATCGGGCGAGGCGTTTAAAAATTATTTACACAAATTAATCGTTAATCATTACGGTAGTGAATTCAATAGCAACTTAAGTAATCCGTTAACAATTAATTTGGATGGAACTAGAGGTTACGGTTCTTCTTTTTTGGAGGAAGGCTTCGGTGGTTTAGTTAGAATGGGCGTTCCGAAGGAGTTGTTAAAGAGAATCAAGCTCATCTCCGAAGAAGAGCCAGAGCTCGTTGAAGAGATTCAAGACTATATTGAAGAAGCATAGTCATATAATAATGAGGTAATCAATTGATGGCTGTGGATAATGGCATTCCGGGTACTCAATACCTTACATGGGGATTAGTTGTTGGCAGCTGGATCGTTACTATTGTTGTTGCACGATTCGTGTTGCGAAAAAATGCGCGTAACACATGGATTGCTGATATTAAAAAAGCATTAACAGAGTTAGAGGATGATGCAATTAAGTTTTGGATGGGTGAGAATGATGAAAATGAAGTCCTTGATTTAAATAAGCTACGCCGTAAAATCAAAGATATAACGACACTTGCTATGGAAATTAAAAGTTACGGTGGCGCTGAATATCCAAACCAGTTATTTATTCATCTTAGGCGGCAAGTTACTACCGAAAAATACCATTCAGATGATAAAGACAGTCTCAAAAGAAAACTGCCAGCTGATGATATGAGAATTGGTGAGATATCCGAGGTATGTAGCGATTTAAGAAATGTTTATAGACGTATCAAATAATTTCAAATATTTTCCTAATATTAATGCCGCCTGATGGCGGCATTAATTTTTTTAAATAACATCAAGATTGTAATTACTAAAGCGTATTACTTCTAATTCAAGCCATTGGTTGATTTCTTTCATGCGTTCCTGCAGCGGAGTTAATTCATTACGTACAAACACCTGCGCCGCCTTGACTACGTCACCAAATCCGCCAGAGTTATCCGGAATAATTCCCATCATCTGCGGCGGTACGCGGTGCGCGCTTAACAGATCATCGCGGCTGGCCTTCTTGATATTAAAGAAATCGTCTTTCGTCGCCACTTCACTGAGCGGCAAAATTTTGATGCCGTCCGGTTTACCGTTCGGCGCGTACATGAACAGGTTGCGGAAGTTGCCGATCCCTTTCGTGTCGCGCATCGCCTGGCGCATCCGGTCAACATCGCTACTGCTCTGCGCCGCGTCGGTCATATACAGGATGTAACCGGCGTGCGCCCCGTTCTGATAATACTTGCGGCGGAACAGCGTAGCCGCCTCATTCAGCCAGGCAGAATTAAGCGCGCTGAGGTATTCCGGCAGGCCATACAGCTCCTGATTAATATCCGGCTCCAGCAGGTGAAACACGCTGCCGGCCGAAAATTCGTGCGGCTCTTTCCAGTCATTCACAAACCAGTAAACGCCATCCTTCACGCCTCTGCGGGTGAATTTGGCCGGGGTGGTTTCAAGGCGCAGCGGCTTACCCAGGCCATTGCGGCGCAGCTCGGCAAAGGCGTTACCGAAAACCAGATAATCCAGCGCAAACTTGCTGAACTCCTGCTGACTCATCATCGGGTGCGGGATAAAGGTCGAAGCCAGAATGTTGCGCTTTACGTAAATCGGCGAGCTGTGATGCACGGCCGAGCGCAGGCTCTTAGCCAGCCCGTTAAAGCTGACCGGCGGCTCAAACCAGCGACCGTTACCGATGCACTCGGCATAATCCAGAATGTCGCGCTTATCCATGACCGGCGTCGGATCGCCAAAGGTAAACGCCTCGGCGTGCTGCTGCGGTGCGGTTGCATGTACAGGCTGTGCGGTGGCGGTGTGAGCCTTGCGGCCTCTGCGTTTGCTCATCAGTAAAATTCCAGAATTGAGGGATTAGCGCCGCCGCTGGCTGCGGTAAGCGGTTCGTTTAACAGTGCGTGCATGATTGCCCAGGCGACGTCAGCATGGCTGGCCTCTTCGCTGCGGCTCGCCTCGTAGGTTGAGCGGTTGCCGCTGGCCGTCATGGTTTTGCGGATAGCCATAAACGACTGCGTGATATCCGTCGCCCCGGCGTCATACTCAAGCCGCCCGCTGCTGATGGTGTCTTTTGCCTTCAGCACCATTGCGGTTTTCACTTCCGGTGAATATTTGATTTCGCGCGCGGCCGGGTAAAACTGGCGTACAAGCTGGAAAACACCCTGTCCGATGCCGGTGGCATCCACGCCGATATATTCAACGGTGTATTTTTTCGTTAAGTCCTCGATAGATTTCGCCTGCGCGGCAAAGTCCATGCCCCGCCACTGGTGACGCTCCAGCACGCGGAACTTACCGCCCGCAACGAGCGGCGGCGCGATAACCGCACAGCCTGCGCTGTCGCCGGTATGTGACGGGTCATAGCCGATCCAGACCGGCCGGTAGGCAAACGGGCGCGGCAGATAGGGGTTAAAGTCTTCCCACTCTTCCAGGCTGTCGATCATGCAGCTCTGCAGCTCGGTGAACGGGAACACGCTCGCCTCGTCGTCGACAAACTCACACATCAGCAGGTTCTGATATTCCGCCGGGCTGTATTCAAGCTGCAGCTGGTCAATGTCGAACAGGTTGCAGCCGCCGGTCAGTGCATCCTCAACCGTCACAATCTGCCGCCACTGGCCGTCACCGCACAGCGCGCCTTTTACCAGGTGAGAATGCGACAGGTCTATCTCGATGCGATCATCTCTGTTGCGCCGCCCCTTGTTAAACAGCTCGCCTGACCAGAACGGATAGGCACTGTGTGACAGGGCCGACGGCGTGGAAAAGTAGGTGGTGCGCCATTTCTTGTGCAGTGACATGCCGCTGGCAACTTTACGCAGCTCCTGGAATTTCGGGATCCAGAAATATTCGTCCAGGTACAGGTTGCCGGTGTAGCTCTGCGCGGTACGCACGTTCGTGCCGAGGAATATCAGGCGCGCGCCGTTCGGCAGCACGATGGGATCGCCTTTCAGGTCAACGTCAGCCTGGCGGGCAAAGTCGAGGATGTAGTTTTTAAAGACGTGTGCCTGCGCCTTGCTGGCTGAAAGAAATATCTGGTTGCGCCCGGTGGTCAGCGCGTCTATCAGCGCCTCGCGGGCAAAGTAGAACGTTGCGCCAATCTGGCGGGACTTCAGGATATTGCGGATGCGGTGAGTCAGCCCGGCGCGGTGCCAGTTGAGCTGATATTCAAAGCAGTTATCCATAAACACGCCGGTGAGTTTGTCGATCTGCTCGTCGCTGAACTCGTTTTTAATGACCGGCTGGCGCTCGCCTTTGTTGCGGTTGCGCACGTTGGGGTTTAAGTCGGCCTCGTTGCCGCTGCTGCGGTAGCGCTCAACGCGGGCAAGGCGCTCAATCTGACGGCCAAGCGCGTCTATCTCTTTGTAATCACCATTCCCCTTTACCTCTTTCATGATGAGCTGAATCAGCCGCGCTTCCATGCTGGATTCCACGCGACTGATGGGCGCGACGTTGTCCCACGCGTCGCGCAGCTTCCAGCTCTGCACGGTTGGCGTTTTCTGTCCGAGCGTCTCCGCAATCTGGCGCACGGAATAACCCTGCCAGTAAAGCAGCGCGGCCTGACGGCGCGGATCGCTGATGATGGTTGTCGGTGTCATGTTCATACCGGCAAGGCTACCCGGGCCGAAAATGGCGCGCCTGCTGTCCCTGTTTGCTGATGCATCAGCGGGCTGGCATTCGTTGAGGGATTGTGTGGCGACGGGGAAACTGGCCCCGAACCGACCCAACACCTGACCGGAGCCTGATTAATGGCAGCAATCAAAGCAAAGCGTTTTCGTATCGCCGTTGAAGGCGCAACCACTGACGGCCGCGTGATTTCCCGCGACTGGATTTCGCAGATGGCGAAAAACTACAACCCGGCGATGTACGGTGCCCGCGTCAACATGGAGCACATCAAGGGCTATACCCCTGACAGCCCGTTTCGCCGCTACGGTGACGTTACCGCGCTGACCGCCGAAGAAATTACCGACGGGCCGCTCAAGGGCAAGCTGGCGCTTTACGGGGATATCGACCCGACGCCGGAGCTGGTTGAGCTGACAAAGGCGCGTCAGAAAATCTACACCTCCGTTGAAATCAATACGAAGTTTGCCGACACGGGCGAAGCCTACCTGATTGGTATCGCCGTCACCGACGACCCGGCAAGCCTCGGCACGGAAATTCTGAGCTTCAGCGCCACGGCCAAAGCCAATCCGCTGGCGTCCCGCAAGCAGGACAAAGACAACCTCTTTACCGCCGCCGAAGAAACCGTGATCGAGTTTGAAGAAGTGGCCGATGCGGCTCCAAAGCTGCTGGAGCGTATTGCAGCCATGTTCTCGGCCAAAAAGAAAACCGATGGCGAGCAATTCGCCGACGTCAGCGCGGCGGTAACGGCCGTTGCTGAGCAGGTGCAGCTGAATGCAGAGAGTCAGACGCAGGCGCTGTCGGCGCTGGAGCAATCCGTCACCGCACGTCTGGAGGCCATCGAGCAGCAGGCCGGGGAAGACCGCGCCGCTTTCACTGCGCTGCAGGGCCAGCTTTCGCAGACCGACGGCAGCTTTACCCGCCGCCCGGCGGCAACCGGCAGCGATCCGAAGTCCGGCGCGCAGACCGACTGCTAATCAGGCGTTGCCTGAACGTTAAACCCCAACACAGAGATAAACAGGAACGCTAATGCGCAAGAATACCCGCTTCAAGTTTAACCAGTTCATGACCCGCCTCGCCGAGCTGAACGGCGTCGAAACCGACGACATGAACAAGAAATTTACCGTTGAGCCGTCGGTCACGCAGACCCTGATGAGCCGCGTGCAGGAGTCTTCCGACTTCCTGACCCGCGTCAACATCGTGCCGGTGTCTGAAATGAAGGGCGAGAAAATCGGGATCGGCGTATCCGGTTCGATTGCCAGCGTGACCGACACGGCAGGCGGCGACGAGCGCGAAACCGCTGATTTTGCCGCACTGGATAAGCAAGGTTATGAGTGTGTGCAGGTCAACTACGACTTTCATATCCGCTATAACACGCTCGACCTGTGGGCGCGTTATGAAGATTTTCAGGCCCGTCTGCGTGACGCTATCGTGAAGCGCCAGGCGCTTGACCGCATCATGATCGGCTTCAACGGCGTGACCCGCGCCAAAACCTCGAACCGCGCCAAATTCCCGATGCTGCAGGACGTGGCCGTCGGCTGGCTGCAGAAGTACCGCAACGATGCGCCGGATCGCGTGATGAGCAAAATCACCGACGAAACCGGCACCATCGTTTCTGCAAAAATCCGCGTCGGTAAAAATGGCGACTATGCCAACCTCGACGCGCTGGTGATGGATGCCACCAACACCCTGATCGAGCCGTGGTATCAGGAAGACCCGGAGCTGGTTGTGATCTGCGGCCGTCAGCTGCTGGCTGACAAGTATTTCCCGATCGTCAACCAGACGCAGGCCAACACCGAGCAGCTGGCCGCCGACTTTATCGTCAGCCAGAAGCGAATCGGCAACCTGCCAGCGGTGCGCGTGCCGTACTTCCCGGCCAGCGCCCTGATGATCACCCGCCTGGATAACCTGTCGGTTTACTGGCAGGAAGGCACGCACCGCCGCCTGATTGACGAAGTGCCGAAGCGCGACCGCATCGAAAACTACGAGTCCATTAACGAGGACTACGTGATCGAGGATTACGCGGCCGGTTGCCTGGTTGAAAACATCGAAGTCGGTGAGTTCAGCGCGGCTGCACAAACCCCGGCAACCCCGGAGGCGTAACGCATGTTAAGCCCTGCCCGACGTCACCGCATGCGCCAGCAGGCTATCGAAGCCTCGCAGAACGCCGACAACCCGCTGCGCCACGCCAGCGGCTATGAGCAGATGCTCATCAAGCTGAACGACGACAAACGCCGCCTGAAGAAAGTGCACTCCAACGAGCGCAAGGCGGAAATGAAGCGTCAGCTGCTGCCGGAGTACCTGCCGTGGGTGTCCGGCGTACTGGAGAAAGGCAAAGGCGCACAGGATGCCGTACTGATGACCGTCATGATCTGGCGGCTTGATGCGGGCGACGTGCCCGGCGCGCTGGAGATTGCCCGGTACGCGCTGACGCATGGCCTTGTGTCGCCAGACGGCTTTAAGCGCGCCAGCCTGCCTTACCTGCTGGCCGAGGAAGTCGCCAGCGCGGCAACGCGCGCCTGGACGGCAAAAGCGCAGGTCGATATCGATCCGCTGCTGGCAACCATTGCGATGACGGAATCCGAAGACATGCCCGATCAGGTGCGCGCCAAGCTGCACAAGATAACCGGGTATGTGCTTCGCGATGCGGGCAGGGCTTCGGAGGCGATGACCCACCTTGCAAGGGCGCATCAGCTGCACGACGGCTGCGGCGTCAAAAAAGACATTGAGCGGCTGGGAACGGCGATGAAAAAGCAGGCCATCGCCAGCCGCTGACCGAACGCGACCCCGCGCACGGGCGGCAGGACGGCAACGCACTTTCAGTGTCTGCGCCGTCCTCCACCGCCCACCTATTTCAAAGGCCGATTATGAATAACACGGTTGTTATCCCCGCCCCGCGACCGGCAGACGCTGCCGAGCCGCCGGTAAAGAATACGTTTTTCTGGCCTGACGTTGACCTGCAGCAGCTGCGCGATTCGCTGCGCTATGAGGGAACGGTCACGGCGCAGCGACTGCGCCTTGCCGTGAAGACGGCGATTTCAGAAGTGAACGCCGAGCTGTACGACTGGCGCGCCGCGCAGATGGCGGCGGGCTTTAAGGTGCTGGCCGACGTGCCCGCAGAGGCGCTCGACGGCGAGAGCGAAAAGGTTACGGCCTACCTTGCCGCCGTCAGCGCGCTGACCGCCGCCACCATCGTTGAGCGCTATCGCGGCTATGACGCCAGCGGCACGAAAAAAGCGGGCGAAATTGAGGCCAGCGCCGACGAGTACTGGCGCGACGCGCGATTCAGTATCAGCCGCATCGCCGGTAAGCCCGGCTGCATTGTGGATCTGCTCTGATGAACGTTTACGCGCAGCAGGGCGATACCGTTGACGAAATCTGCCAGCGCTATTACGGGCGAACCGGGCAGGCCGTCGAGATGGTTTACGCGGCTAATCCGGGCCTCGCCGAAAGCGGGCCGGTGCTGCCGCACGGCTGTGAGGTAACGCTGCCCGTTCTGCCTGACTCTTCAGCAGGTGAAACCGTCAACCTGTGGGACTAAAAATGGAAAAAATCAGCTCTGTGATCAACTACCTGATTGGCCTCATCCTGATGTGGTTCGGCCGTCATACGCCACAGGATATCGCCTTTATGGTCGGTTCCGGCGTGGCCGTTATCACGCTTATCACTAACGTGGCGACGTTCTTTATCAACTGGCATTACCGCCGTAAAACCTACGAGCTGCAGCGCCTGCGGGGGGTGAGCCTTGAGCCAGACCGTTAAACGCTGTGCCGTGGTGGCCGTGCTGGCGATTGCCGCGCTGCTGCCACAGTTCAAAACCCTGAAAACGTCCGAGGCCGGACTGACGCTCATCGCCAACGCCGAGGGGTGCCGCACCTCGCCCTATCAGTGCAGCGCCGGAGTCTGGACGAACGGCATTGGTCACACTGAGGGCGTGACGCCGCAAAGCCAGATCAGCGAGCGACAGGCGGCGGTCAATCTGGTGTATGACGTGATGCGCGTCGAGCGCGGGATCGATGCCTGTATGCGCAGCGACATGCCACAGCCGGTCTATGACACGGCCGTGTCATTTGCCTTTAACGTCGGCGTGCGCGCAGCCTGCAGCTCGACCTTTGCCCGTTACATCCGGCTGCAGCACTGGCTCGATGCCTGTAACGAGCTGCGGCGCTGGGTATTCGTTAAGGGCGTGAAAAATCGCGGGCTGGAAAACCGCCGCGCGAATGAGACAGCCTACTGCCTGCGGGGTGTGTCATGACGCGCCTGATAGCTTTGCTTCTGGCCGTCGCGCTGCTGGCGCTGGGCGTGACCGGCTGGCAGTGGAAGCTCGCAAAAGACGACCTGACCAGCGCGCAGCGCATTATCGGCACGCTGTCGGCCGGTATCGAGAGCCGGGATAAAGCGATAGCCCGGCTGGATGCCGATGCGAGGGCCAGCCAGAAGCGTGAGGCCGAGCTGCGGCTGATGCAGGGGCGCGCCAGCACGGCCGCGCTTAACCGTGAAATGACCATACAGAGAGAAACCGATGCGAATCCGATACTGCGTGACTGGTCTGCTGCTGCTCTGCCTGACGATGTTATCCGGCTGCACGCCCGCCCGGCCTTCAGCAGCGCCAGAGATTATCTGGATTGGATGTCCGCGCGTGACAAGCTGCCCGGTGCCGGGAAACAGCCTTAAAACGGCGGGCGATCTGGCGGCGGATAATCGCCAGCTTGAGGCCGCACTCGCTGCCTGCGGGCTGCAGGTCGAAATCATCAAAGACTGCCAGGAACAACACGATGCTGAAACCCCAACAACTGCGCCAGGCGCTGACCGACAGCGTGCCGGAGCTGCAGCGAAACCCTGACGCGCTCAACGTGTTTATCGACAGCGGGCGCATCATCTCGACGCTTGCCAGCTCGCTGTCGTTTGAATACCAGTACCGGCTCAACATGATCATTACCGATTACGCCGGTAACATCGACCTGCTGATCGTGCCGCTGCTGGCATGGCTGCGTACAAATGAACCCGACATTATGGCAACCGAGGAAAAGCGCCGGGCGGGCTTTACCTTCCAGGCAGACGTTATCAGCGACACGGCCAGCGATATCAGCATCGAGCTGCAGCTGAGCGAGCGCGTGATCGTGAAGCGGGCCGACGACGGGCTGCACGTGACGCACGTCGGTGAGAACCCGCTGCCGGAGAATGACGCGCGGCCGGTGCAGCTTTACGTTAAGGGCGAGCTGGTCAGCGAGTGGCAGACATGAGCGAGCTGCAACTGGTAAATGACCGGCTGGAGGCGCTTATCAGCAGCCTGTCAGCCCCGGCGCGTAAAGAGATGGCGCGCAGCATTGGCCGCAAGCTGCGAGCGAGTCAGCAGCAGAATATCAAACGCCAGCAGGCACCCGACGGCACGCCGTTTAAAGCCCGAAAAACGCAGCCGGTACGCAGCAAAAAAGGCCGGATAAAGCGCGAGATGTTCGCAAAGCTGCGCACGGCTAAATACATGAAAACGCAGGCCAGCCCGAATGAGGCCGTGATCGAGTTTGCGGGTAACGTGCAGCGCATGGCCCGCGTGCATCATTACGGGCTGCGCGACCGGCCATCACGTAAAGGTAAAGAGGTGCAGTATGATTCCCGGCCTCTTTTAGGTATCAGCGAAAGAGATTTGAATATGTTGGAAGAAACTATTTTAAATGCATTATCAAGCTCGTAAGGAATATGTATCTAAAATTTGTTGTGCAATTCCGCCATATCCAGGGAATATCTTTGAAGTTCCATATCCATGATCTTCGAGGGCGATATAAGTAACTCTTGCAAGCTCGCATGGGAATGTGACCTTAATGAATAAGGGTTCATGGAAAATGCCTGATGGTAGTTTATCAAAATAACTTTTAAGTAATATATCCAATGGGCGGCGATCAACTAATGTCCCCATCTCTTCACCCTCCGGCATCTTTGGAGTAACAGGGATGTGTGTAAATAATCCTTTCTGAGCATTTAGGTTAGGATTGTCAAAGTAAGGAGGAGTGACAAATCTTAAATGAGGCTGGAGATAAGTAAATAAGGGTGATGTTAATAAATTTTTGTTGAGGCACCATATGCATAATCTGCCACTTTTGTTAATAGCACCTTTTAAAGCAAAGTGTAATGCAACAAAAGGATCATAAGTCCAATCAAGCAGTCTGGTCGGTATTTTATAATGCTGAGCAAGAGCAGCAATCTCATCTAGTTCGCGGGGTATCCATTCAAATTTTCCTGACAGAACTTTCATTACATTAGGATCATAATCAGCAGCAAGATTGTCTCTGAAAAAATTAGAGTTTGGTACTCTAAGTCCATTCCTATCGCACATGATATAGAAATCTCGCAATCTTAAGTATTCAACCTGCAGTTGCATAAACTCTAGATCATGTTGCTCATCATCGTTTGGTTCTGTTTTAAACATTTCATTAATTCTTTTCTTCTCGTCATATCTCAACGCATTTGGGACAAGATCCCAGCCTGCATCTGAATGCCCGCGAAAAACGTAGCCCTTAATCTTGTTATTCCATGGCAAGAAATAATTGAGAAAGTCTAGAGAGTTTTCAATGTCAATTTGATGATGAAACATTCTTTATTCCTTTTGAAGTGTTTGCCTGTAGACCAGAGGGCATCTACTCATTGTTTCACTGGTGCCAATTTTCCACAATCTGCCCTATGAATAATTCAGATCAAATTTTTGAAATCCAACGCCTGCTGCGCAACCTTATCCGCATCGGAACAGTGTCGGCCGTCAATCTTGACGGCGGGCTGTGCCGTGTCGATACAGGAAAAAACACAACCGGCTGGCTGCACTGGCTGAGCGCCCGCGCGGGTAAAACCCGCTCCTGGAATGCGCCGTCAGTCGGTGAGCAGGTTCTTATTCTGTGCCTCGGGGGCGAACTTGATACCGGCTTTGTGCTGCCGGGCATTTTCTCGGATGACAACCCGGCTCCGTCTGCCTCGGCCGATGCGCTGCACTGGTCATTTCCTGACGGCGCGGTGATCGAGTACGAGCCGGAAACCGGCGCGCTGAACGCGACCGGCATACAGACCGCAACCATCAAGGCCGCGGTAAAAATCCTGTTCGACTCGCCCGAAGTGGAATGCACAACACTGCTCAAAACTGCGCAGCTGGAAGTCACTAAGGGCGGCACGATGAAAGGTGATGTGACGCATACCGGCGGCAACCTTTCCTCAAACGGCAAGGTGCTGCATTCGCATATCCATCCGGGCGACAGCGGCGGAAAAACGGGAGCGCCAGTATGACAGCGGCGAAATACATCGGCATGAACCGGGAAACCGGCGGCGCGCTTACCGACCTCGATCATATCCGGCAGTCAGTGCGTGACATTCTGCTGACCCCTGTCGGCACCAGGGTAATGCGTCGCCAGTATGGTTCGCTTTTATCCGCGCTGATTGACCAGCCGCAAAACGAGGCGCTGCGCCTGCAGATTATGTCGGCCTGCTATATGGCGATCCTGAAATGGGAGCCGCGCGTAAAGCTGACCGCCATCAGCTTT